AGGTAACCCTTTATCGTATAAACAATATTTGGAAGCCATAGAAAGTGGAGATTGGTTTGGTTATCAGCCCGGTGATTGCACTGACGTACCTGATGTTGTTGTTGATATTGTCGAGGAGGAAATAGAAGATGAGTTGGACGAAGAGATATTACGAGATGACAACCTCGGAGAAGAAACAATTCAAGAAGAAGATGTTGAGGTCGAGGATAGTGAGAAACTCACAGAAGAAGAAATAGCTGCTATTGAAGCAGAGATTAAAGCTGAAGAAGAGCGTTTGATTCAGGAACAGATAGATGCTGAAGAAGAATTACTTATATTAGAAGAACTTGAAGATAGCACTATTGACCTTGAAAATTTATCTGAAGAAGAATTAGAAGAATTTGTAGATATTATACAAGAACTCGAAGATACTATTGAAATTATAGAAATAGAAGAAGAGGTTATAGAATTAGATATACCTGAAGAAATTATAATTATTATTGAGGATGAGGTTTTAGAAGATGATGTTGTTATTGTGGTGGAAGATGAAGAAGTTATTGAGGAAGTTTTGGATGAGCCAATACAGGAAGATGTTGAAAAAGAACCTATAGAACTTACTGAAGAAGAAATAGCTGTTGAGGTAGCTGAAGTAGAAGAAGTTATTGAAGTAATTATTGAAGAAGATTTATCTGAAGAAGAAGTTACTGAAGTTATTGAGGAGTATGTAGAGGAACTTGAAACAGAAGAAGTTATAGAAGTACTTGAAGAAGTAAATGATGTTGGTGTACAAAATTTAGAAGAAGTTTCAGAGGAAGTCCAAGAAGTTATCCAGGCAGTAGTAGAAGAAGCCATTGAAGATGTTGAAGAACTTACAGAAGAACAAGTTGAAGTTGTTGCTGAAGTACTACAAGTTGAAACAGAAGATGTTGCTATCGTTGCAGAGGCAGTAAAAACAGATGAAGCAGTAGCTGAAGCCGTAGAAGAATACGTTGAGCGTGCTGTAGAAAATGCAGATGTAGAAGATTACACACTAGCTGATGTTGTTACCGAAGTTCAGTTTGAAAACTTTATAGAAAACCCAATAGAAACATTGGTAGACATAGACTTAAAGGAAATAAACATTTCTAATTTGTCAGGTGACATGACATCTGACCAAAAAGAAAAAGCACAAGAAGTTGTCGTGCCAGTTATCCTAACTAGAATAGCAAGTATGGCAGCATTTATATTTAGGAGAAGTTAATGATTAAGAAATTATGGTCTTGGATTGTTGCTGCAATAAAAGAAACTTTGAATCTTAGTTGGACACTAGTAGGTCTCGTTATAGCTACATTAACACTTACTGGTTCTGCACAGCAAATTACAGGATTAGCTACTATAATTACATTAGCCGTATGGTTATTGACCATAGGCTTTAGAAAATAACAAGGAGATAACATGGATTGTTGCGGTGGTGGATGTTGTGGCGGTAAATAGCTGCAGGTCATTCATAGATGAGAAAGGAACTCATATAAATATCTGTAACAATATTTATGGATTAGAACACTGTGAGGAGAGTGGACATGAAATTACAAGTAGTTAGAACCCAATTCGGAACAGATGCAACCAATGGAATACTTTTGGTTAATAATGTCTTTGAGGCATATACCCTTGAGGACCAATACCAGGCAGTTAAAGTTATGCACGAAACCTGCATACCTGAAGGAACATACGAGATAAAGTTTAGAACTGTTGGTGGATTCCACGAAAGGTACAAGAAAAAATATGGTAATGCACACTATGGTATGTTGCATTTGCAAGATGTACCTAACTTTACATACATACTTATACACGCAGGAAACACCGATGAGCATACTTCGGGTTGTCTAATTGTAGGAGAAAGTCAACAAGATTTAGATATAAGTGATGATGGGTTCATCGGACATTCAGGTAAGGCGTACTCAAAGCTATATAATAAAGTAGCAAAGGAATTATTGCTAGGAAAGAAAGTAACAATAGAGTACACAACCATAACTAAACTATTAGAAAAGCCATTATCAAATGCATCTACAGAAGATATAGTACTAGCAAGAACAGTAATGGAAAAGCTAGAAGAAGTAAATGGTAATGTCTTACAAGGAAATGCTATGTTGAAAGGTAGGTTAATTACATAATGTTTGAGAAATCAAAAAGAGCAAGAAACCAAGACGGCACATTCAAGAAGGATGTGAGGTGGACACCTTGGTCCGAATCGTGGGAGTATAAAATGAGTGATGACTTAAAAGATATGCTTGAGCGTGTAGTATGGACATTCATCGAAGCCTTCATTGGTGCTTTAACAATAGCACCACTTGTTGGAATTGAAGCTGAAACAGTTCAGTTAGCTGCCCTCTCCGGAGGTGCTGCTGCACTCGCTGTCGTGAAAACATTTGCCGCAAAGAAAATTGGTAAAAGTTCACCTCAATCAGTAAGCAAGTAGTTAAATAGCAAAGCCGAGGGTGTTATCCTTTCTACCTCGGCTCTTGCTTGTTCTTTATATATCAGTAGTATCTTCTGAGCCATGAATTGCGTCATCTGCACATTCTCCACACAGACCATATTCTTTACCGTCAGAAGTAAATCCTCTTGCTACCGCTATACTTCCACAGATTACACAGGATTTTAAAGTTAAAATGGTGCTTCTCCCTTTTCAATCTCATCAAGAGAACGTGCCTTTGGTGGTGTTATACCTTTTTCTTCTAGTGCAACTGAAGTTAAATTATCGTATGCTTCTTTATATCCTGGTGGTAAAAACTTAGCGTCTTTGTACCATGACTTAGAATATGTCATACTTCCTTTTTGTTCACCGTTCAAACACTTACCACCTGCAGTACATCTAAAATCTGCAGCACGTGGATTCTTTTTATCTTCAGGCATGTATATCTTTACTGGTGAATAACATGGCTTTGGACAAAATAATACGTTTGAATCAGAGCTTGTCGTAGTTGTGTTGGAAGGAGCTGTTGACTCTTCAACTACGACTTCGCTCTGCTTCTTAGTGACTGTGGTGTTACCCTGCGGTGTAGATGTATCAAATTCTTCCTCTGTTACATCTCCTGACCACAACTCAACACCTAGCCCAAATCTCATGCATGCTCTTTTAAATGCGTCTGATTCAGCGTCTTTCAACAAAGACCCATCGTTTATGTTTTTGTTATCTAACTTAAATGTGTCAACATCTCCTATGCCATCGTATGAATCTGTTCCTAGTTTTATAGTGCCTTTTGCACCAACGATTCTTTTCTCACCATTGTGTGTTCCATATATTGGTTCACAAGTCCAGGAGTATGGTATTCCACTATCACGCAATCTTTCAACGTAACGACTGTGAGTAACATATTTTCCGAACTTTCCTTTGGGTGCATTTTTTACATGCTCCTTTGGAAATGGTTTTAGTAGTTTCTTTAGACTGTCCTCATAAGACATATATCTCCTTCCTCTATTACTTAGAGTCTAGCAGTATAGTATTTTTATGTGACTTATTTACAAAAAGCTATCGATAAGATTGTTTTTATCTATAAGATTTACACCTGTTTTAACAGGTATAGATTTATAATTACCATCAATCTCTACTATAAAGTGAGGCAGTGAACCGACACCTGCATACTCTATAGCTACCAATTTAGCTCTTTTTTCTAGTTCTAGTTTTGGCATTTTTTACCTACTCTATTTTACACTAAATTACAAGTATTAGTACCTTTTAAATCACAAATACACAAAGTAACAGATTTGTCTTGAAATATCTGTATAATGATGTCAGCAGAGCAAAGGAGGTATTATGCCTAAAGTGCCTGAAGAATGGGGTAATAACTTTTACAAGTCAGGGTGGCAACCAGGACTAGAGGTAAATGAACAAACAGGTATAGGAGAAATCACACACGTTGGAACAGACCCAAACTACAGAAATAAATTTGATTCCATATTATTAGAATGGGGATTTGACCCTAAGCATTATGAAATAGAAGGTTCAGTTCGTGCATCCTCATGGAATGTACAATTGAAGGGTGGCAGAACAGAAACCTTTTACGCTTTCAAAGGAATAGTAAAGAAAAAAAGACCAGGACACGACAGATATTTTAATGCTTTATTTAAACAAGCAGGTCGTAAACCACCACTTAAATTGAAAACTCACGGTGGTGATACCGCATTTTTATTTTTTATGTCTGATTGGCAGCTTGGAAAAAAAGATTATGGCGTTGAGAATACCATTAAACGCTACGACATAGCCCTACAAGATGCAGTGAATAGAATTAAGGAACTTCGTAAGATAGGTGTGCAAATAGATGAGATATATATGATTGGACTAGGTGACCTTACAGAAAACTGTTATGGTTTCTATGACAGTCAACCATTTAACATTGAGTTAACAATGATAGAACAGTATGCGTTAGCTAGGTCTATGATGATGAAAACAGTAGATACTTTTCTACCACATGCTGATAAATTAATTTTGGCAGGTTCTCCCGGGAATCATGGTGAGGCTTCTCGGTCCCAGAAAGGTCAAGTTGTCACCAACAGATTAGATAATACAGATACGATGCACTTGCAGATATGCGGTGAGATTATGAAAGCTAATCCTGATAGATATAAAAAAGTATCAGTAGAGGTTCCTGATGGGTTTCATCAAGTTATGGAAATTAAAGGTATAAAATGCGGATGGACACATGGTCACATGACTTCAGGAGGTGGAAGCAATCCTGAAACTAAGATAGAGAATTGGTGGAAGGGTCAGATGTATGGGTTTCTACCTGCGGGTCAATGTCAGATTCTTATTACAGGTCATTACCATCATTTTAGAAGTAAACAACAAGGTGATAGAACTTGGTTTCAATCTCCTAGCCTGGACAAATCTATAGACTTTACAGCTAGAAGTGGTCTATGGTCTCACCCAGGTGTGCTAACTTTTACTGTGAATAAAAAAGGTTGGGATAATTTAAAGATATTATAGTGACACTGGTTCGCCCATGAGCGAGTCAAGCATTTTCTTGAGTTCGTAATACTTAATCATTTCTCCATAAACAATTTCTGTCTTGCCTCCGTAATGTTTAAATATTGGGTCGTAAAATCTATTGTGTTCTTTATCATTTTTTCGAGGAGAAATAGCCATGCTTTCTGCATCAATGTAAAACTCTCGTTCTGCAAGACGTGCGTCATGCTTGGAAGGAAAGTTGTAAAGTAATTTTAATTTGAATCCACAATGTTCTAACTTTCTTACACGGTCACTAGGATTGTAGGTAATACCTACCTTGTAGATGTTTAGTTCTTTGTGATACACACAATACAAGTAACCGTCCTTTTCTTTGTAGTTGTTTCGGTTTTTTGTTTTATAGCTTTTGTATTTTAAATTGTATCTAGCAGTCTTACAGTCGTAAGCTAAACAAATTGTTTGATTAGATTTATTGGTAACAAATCGTTTCTTACAAATAATGCACTCTTTCTCATACGGACCTTGTAATTTTTTATGTTTTTCGTAAGACGCTTTTGACCTACAATATTCAGTGCAGTACATAGCACGAGGGTCAGCACTACGAAATGTGTTTGTGTTACAACCTTTACATTTGATTTCTCTGTAAACTTTTGCAACCTTTCGACTTTCTTTCAAACACTTGTCGCTACAATAAGTTTTCTTTCTTGATATTTCTGTATTACAAATTGCACAATATTTTTGGTGTATATATTTTCTACCTCTTTCTATTAAGTTACATTCAGGTGTACAGAACTGATGATTCGCTTTACTTGGTATGTAGTAATTTTTGCATCTGTAAAATGCTTTGCATTTAATTTCTAGTCTGTGATGTGCTGCGTACAATATTGGTCTGATGTGTTTAAGTTCTTCTATACTTTTCCCGTAATCACGATAATTTGCTTTGCATTTCCAATTATCTCTGCAAACTTTGGATGGTGGTTTTCCTGTACCCAAAATCTCTATTTTTTTGTTACACCAATGACATCTTGGTTCAAGTACAGGTGTAGGTATTTCTCTGTTTCTTTTTTCGTAGTAACGTTTACGTCTATTTTTTAAGTCAACTATTCTTCTGTTTTCTTTACTACACTCATCACTACAGGTTTTTACACCATTAGCTTTGACAATAAATTCTTTGAAACAGATAACACAATCTTTTTTTGAACCGTGTCTAATTACTTCTTTGTTCATTTAATTTATTCGTTGATATATTCGCAATCTTCTAGCCATGAAACGTCGCCACCGATAAACTCTTCGACAAACCACTCCATCATTTCATACTCCTCATCAGTCATTTGGTAATAACTAATCAATACAGGAGATGACCACCAAGCATATTTAAACTTTATGTTTTTGACTTCTTGATTATCTACATCAAACTGAACCCAATACGCAGGTCCTCCTCCTGCAAGTTGCAGTTCATAAGTTTCTATTTTCCTGATTGAGTAAACAAGATTATCTATTTCTTCTCGGTCGTACTCCATCGCTTCCAAACTTCTGATACGATTCATATTTGCTTTGTATTCTGCAAAGGTCTCAAGTAGAGATTCAAACGCCTTACGTGCTTCTTCTTTTACGTCCATTACTCCTCCTCTAGTATTTTCTTTATTGCATCTTCAACATCTTGTTCGAGTTGAACTTTGTCTAGCTCTATCGAATCTATGTTGTCGAACTCTTTTGCTTCAGGTACATCATCAAGTGATAAGTACACATTCATTGGTATGTCAATGCAGAAGTCCTCTTCTGCAATCATGTGTGTCACATTTGTTACTCTGTCTTTCAACATAGCAATCCAATACGTACGCATGTACGCAGCTATCGGCTTGTTAGCTCGATAAAACTTTGGTATCGCCATGCTCATCACGATAGGTACTTCATCTGATATGGAATACCAACGCATTTCTCTTTCTAGTTTGTCAAGCTCTGAGTGTGGTAACTCGTGCAGAAACCAAGCAGGGTGAACGTTCTTGTCATACTTCATCATTAGTGACGTATCGTTCAACGCCTGGAGTTGTGCAAGAGTAACAGCAATATATCTAGGCTTGTACACATCTATGGCTTGTG